TCATTGAGTCTGGCCAAGACAACAACATGACCTTGCGTGAGTCAGGGTTCAAGCAGTTCCCTGTCCTGTCACCGAGGTGGATTGTGCGTGGTGGTGATGTGTACGGTTCCGATTGTCCTGGCATGACCGCACTCGGCGATGTTCTTCAACTGCAAGACGATCAACTAAAGAAAGCTAAAGGGATTGACTACCAGGCAGACCCTCCGCTCCAGATTCCTACGGCGCTCCGTGGAATGGAAGATGTATTGCCTGGTGGAACCTCCTATTACGATCCTGCCGCTCCTACGGGTGGTATCAGATCAGCATTCGAGGTCAACCTTAACCTTCAGCATCTATTAGAAGACATAGCTGATGTGCGTGGGCGTATCAACTCTGCGTTCTTCGTTGATATGTTCCAGATGATTTCGGCACAGCAACGCCAGCAACCTGAAACAGCAAGAGAAATCCAAGAGAAACATGAAGAGAAACTTCTCATCCTTGGACCTGTCCTGGAGCGTAACCAGAACGAGCTACTCGATCCATTGATTGATAACTCATTCACCATTGCCCTGGAAGACGGTTTGTTCCCTCCTCCTCCTGAAGAGTTGCAAGGACAGGACATTGGTGTTGAGTATGTGTCGATGTTAGCGCAAGCACAGAAGTCAGTGGGTATCGCTTCGTTGGATCGTATCCTTGGGACAGTAGGCCAGATGTCAGCGGTAAAACCAGAGGTATTAGACAAGCTCAATGCTGACGATATGATTGATGAGTACAGCGAGATGCTCGGCATATCTCCTCATTTGATTGTTGCTAATGAGGATGTAGCAATTATCAGGCAGGAACGAGCCGAGGCACAGGCTAAACAGCAACAAATGGCAATGATACCAGAGATCGCGAATACGGCGAAGACGTTAAGCGAAACAGAAACCGAAGGCAATGGCAACGCCTTAGACAACGTGGCTAACAATGTCGCGAGTCAATTCACTCAATTATGACAAGTCACTACGATTTCGAGAAGCGCGAGAGGAAGAAGCAGGACGCAAAGAGCAAGGTAGATCAAAGGATTGATGACCTTCGGCACATACTCGAATCAGAGCATGGACGCAGGTATTTAAAGGGAGTGCTTACGTTCTTGAACATAAATGTACCCATTAGCGGTACGAACAATGTGGAAATTTATAAGGCGATTGGGCGTAACCAGGCAGGACATCGAATCAAAGATGAAATCTTGCAAGCGAACCAGGAGCAAGCAATAAAGATGTTTCTAAATATCTAAGGAGAACCAAATGTCTGAAGAATCACAGGAAGGAACCGCAACGGCAGAAGCCACGGCGGAGAAGGAAACCGAAACCACAGAAAGCCAAGAGACAACGTCCGAGGCTGGTTCGGAGAAGCAAGAGCAGGATAGTCAGCCAACTGAATTTACTCTTACTGTCCCAGACGGTTATGAGATGAGTGATGAGGGGAAGTCTGACTATATGTCGTTTGTAGATGAGTTGAACAAACTACCTGAGGCGGATCGCGCGCAAGCAATGCTCGACAAGCATTTGAGTTCTGTCAGCAACTCCCAGGAAGCAAGGGAGGCGATGCATCAGGAATGGGCAAAAGAGTCCATGAACGACAAAGAGTTCGGTGGGGCTAATTTGCAGGAGAATATGGTTGCCGCACGGCGGACCATGAACTCCTTCTCTGATCCTGCCACAGATGCAAATGGCAAGCCTGTATTACATCAGGATGGCACCATGAAAGGTCAGCAGATGACCGAGATTGAGGTCTTCATGAACGAGACAGGTTACGGCAATCATCCTTCTGTTATCAGGATGGTTCACCGCATGACACAGGCGATGAGCGAGGATCATCGTTTCGTTATGGGCAACATGAAGCCAAGGGAGAATAAGAAGACTCCTGCGGAAGTGATGTACCCGAATATGAATAAGTAACTAACTAATACCTGGAACGGACTTGCTCTATCAAGGCCACGGATGGCCCATGTTGAGCGGATTCTCAGTTGGTAGAGCATTTTCAACTGATAGAGCTTGCGAGTCCCAGGGGTTGAATTTTTACAACCCTTTTTAATGAGGACTATTAAGCATGGCAACTTTATCAGTAGTAAATCCAACCCTGGCGGATGTAGCGAAAGCGACTGATCCAGATGGGCAGATTGCAAATATCGTTGAGATTCTCAACGAGACAAATGAAATCCTTGATGACATGGTGTGGACCGAGGGCAACTTGCCTACCGGACACCGCACCACGATTCGTGCCGGACTCCCCGCTCCTACATGGAGAAAGTTATATGGAGGCGTTCAGCCCAACAAAGCAACCAACGTACAGGTCACCGATACAACCGGTAGCCTGGAGGCTTACGCGGAGATTGACAAGCAGTTGGCTGATCTTAATGGCAACACAGCCGCGTTTCGTATGAGTGAGGACCGCGCTCACATTGAAGGCATGAGCCAGGAGTTCTCTGACACTCTGGTTTATGGTAACGAGGGAACGAGTCCAGAAGAGTTCACGGGATTCTCTCCACGCTTCAATGACATTACTGGACCTGCAAACGCTGACAACATCATTGATGGTGGCGGTACAGGTGCTGATAACAATTCCATCTGGTTGATCTCCTGGGGAACCGATACCGTTCACGGCATCTACCCTAAAGGATCAAAAGCGGGGCTCCAGTTCACTGACAAAGGTCAGGTGACAATTGAAGATGCTTCTGATGGCAGTAACTCTGGACGAATGGAAGCCTACCGTTCTCACTACAAGTGGGACGTTGGACTCTCTGTGCGGGATTGGAGATATGTAGTTCGTATCTGTAATGTCGATCAGTCTCTCTTGACTGCTGATAAGTCAGCGGGCGCTGATGTTACGGACCTGATGGCCCAGGCTATCGAGCTTCTGCCAAACCAAAGTAAAGGCCGACCTGCGTTCTACATGAATCGCGGACTCCGTTCTGTACTGCGTAGGCAGATCGCTAACACCACAAACGTCAATCTTACGATGGACCAGGTTGGAGGCAAGCACGTTGTGTCCTTCGATGGCATTCCCGTCAGACGTTGTGACAGCTTGACCAGCGCAGAAGCACGGATTGTATAACTACCGATAAATAAATTGGTAGTTCAATAAAACTTCAACTTCCTTTATGGAGAAAATATTATGTCTATGATTGATTCGCGTCTTGAGCTTTCAAGCGCACAAGCGTTGACTGCTTCCGCAGATAGCACAAACGTGGTTGACCTTACTCAGACTGCTCGGCAGGTTGGCGCAGGTAAACCGCTCTTCGTTCACTTCAATGTAACGGTAGCCGCTGACTTCACCACGGGTGATGAGACTTATCAGTTCAACATCGCTACCGGTGCGGCAACTAGCCTCGGCACGGTCCTGGTAGAGCGCATTATGCTTTCTACTGACTTGACCGCAGGGGCAAACTTCTCAATGGTAGTTCCTGCTGAAAAGGTACTTCGCTATATCGGCGTTGAGTATGTTTTGGGTGGCACATCGCCAACGGTCACGGTTGATGCGTATATTTCGGATCAAGAGGCTTATTCTTGGGTTTCCACTGCTGACGCTATTTAACGGTCAGCTCCTCCTGGCTTGGTATGAGGGGCTTCGGCCCCTCTACCAGGTTCACTTTTAAAGGATGAATTAGATGATAAAAGTAAAAGCTCTCAAACCTGGATACTACGATGCCCAGCGCCGCAGGGTTGGTGATGTCTTTGAAATCCGGGACGATGAAGCGCGAGGCACATGGATGGGAGATGTTGACGCTCCTATCATCGAGAAATCGGCAATGCCGTTGACCTCAAATGTTAAAGGCACCAAAGCCGCAGGGAACATCAACAAAGAACGGAAGCCTCCCTGGGAGGAACCGGTTGGTGAGTCTCTATTGGAACCGCAACATAAACGACTAGCTTTAGCGGAAGACGCGCCAAAGCCTGTCAAGAGAAAGACCCGTAGCAGGAGCGGTAAATCCAGCAAATAACATGAGTTAGTACCTTATTGTATAGAGGAGAACATGGATGTCTTCTGAAGTCGATATATGTAACCTGGCACTGGGTCATATTGCCGACCCTGCCGAGATCACAGCGATTGCTCCGCCTGACGGTTCAACCCAGGCCGCTCTCTGTAAGAAGTTTTATCCGATTGCCAGGGACGAAACCTTGTCAGTGCGTGATTGGGGATTCGCGAGGCAAAGGCAATTACTATCAAAACTCTCTGTCGATGCTCCGTCTGGGTGGAGCTATTGGTTTACAATCCCCAACCCGTTTCTGGTTGCCAGGGGGTTGGTAGCAGAGGACTACGGCACTCCCACAGAATACAAGATTGAATCCCATTCCACTCATGGCACGGTTGTGCTTGCAGAAGTGGACCCTGCTGAATTGTGGTACACGGCAACCATTGAGGACACATCGAAGTATCCTCCTGTGTTTGTTCATGCGCTTTCGTGGAAACTGGCTTCTTATCTGGCGTTACCATTAACCCGTGACCCTAAGATTAAGCAGGTTACCATAGAGCAGTTCCAGGCAACATTAGGGGAGGCGGCAACAATTGATGCTAACCAGCAGAAACTTCATGGCGTTAGCAAAGCAGACCTGGACCTAAGAACTTATCAACCGAGCGGTATTAAGGCGAGGACATAATGGCCAGAATCCATCAGCGTTCATTTGGTGGAGGAGTCATCGCCCCTGAGATGCTTGGGCGTATCGACCTTAACCACTACCAGACAGGCTCGGCAGAGATGCTGAACTTTCATCCACTGCCGCATGGACCTGCGGTAAATCGCCCAGGCTTGCAGTTTGTTAAAGAAGTGAAGGATGGCGGGTCAACCGCTGTCACATTGATCCCGTTTATTTTTAGCACGGACCAAGCCTACAGCCTGGAGTTTGGCAACCTGTATGTTCGGATACACACAGAAGGCTCTACTGTACTAGAATCAGGGTTTAACATCTCCGCAGTGACCCTGGCGAACCCGTGCGTGGTTACTACAGCAACCCACAGCTATACTAATGGGGACGAAGTTTATCTATCTGGGATCGTGGGGACAACTGAACTTAATGGCAGATATTTTAAGATTGCCAACAAGACAGCGACAACCTTTGAGCTTACCGACCTGCAAGATAATGCAATTGATTCATCCGCCTACACCGCATGGTCCTCCGGCGGAACATCTGCCAGGGTTTATACGCTCACTACACCCTACGTCACTGCCGACCTATTTGACCTGAACTACACACAGTCCGCTGATGTGATGACTATTGTGCATCCTAGTTACGCTCCGCGTGAGCTTAAGAGGCTGGGTGCTTCAAATTGGCAGTTGGCAACAATAACATTTGCGCCGACCATAGCAGTGCAAACAGGAGTGTCGCTATCAGCTTCACCCTCTTCGGGGTCCAACACATACACTTATGTTGCGACTGCCTTGTCAGATACGCTGGAAGAATCTTTAGCTTCATTAGAGGTGACAACGTCCTCCCAGGATTTATCCGTAGCGGGCAACAAGAATACAATTTCATGGAGTGCCGTGTCCGGCGCTTCCAGGTACAACGTATACAAAGAAGATAATGGGGTCTTCGGGTACATTGGGCAAACATCTGACCTCTCATTTGTTGATGACAACATCAGCGCCGATGTCCTGATCTCTCCTCCTGAGAATCAAACCCCATTCAACGGTGCCAATGATTACCCTTCAACCGTGTCTTACCATGACCAGCGAAGGGTTTTTGCATCGACCAACAATGACCCGCAGTCTACCTGGATGACACGCCCTGGTACTGAATCGAATCTATCTAAGTCGATCCCGTCACAAGACGATGACTCAATACTCTTTACCCTGTCAGCCAGACAATACAATAGCATCAGGCA